TGTATATGACATGATTCGAGAGTCTGGAGACAATACAAGTCTTCTGGAGCTTGGTTATCAAGTGTTTGATGCTTTGTTCTGGACTAAAATCCAAGACAATCTTGAGCTTGAGTTGCTAAGGTTCAGCAACCCGGTGGACTATGACTGGTTTTGTGAGTCCGATCTCAGCGACGAGTACTCCAAATACTTCGGGGGAGTGTTCCCTGCATTGTGGCTCTGGAAGGTTAAGGATTAGTTAATGTCCACCTACGAGCAGGAAGAGTTGTGGAGGTCTGCCAAGGCGCTTGTCAACGACAAGGCCGTGCAGGCAGTTCTTCAGCGTCTGCAAGACAGGAATGTTGCCGACTGGATGGGCTCTAGCCCAGAAGCCTCGGCCAAGAGGGATGATGCGTACCACATGGTACGCGCCATAGCTGCATTTAGAGACGAGCTAACCGCCTTGGCTGCGGAGCCGTCAGTCATGCAGTTTAACAGACGCTTGAACAGGGCGTAACAATGGAGTATATATATGTCACAAGCCGAACAATCGCGGCCTAGCGAACTCGGTTTAGCGGATGCTGCTACTGCAATTCTTGGTTTGATGGACGGCCCAGAGCCGCAACCAAAGTCTGAGAAGCGGGTAGAAGCCAATGCCGAAGTCGAGGAGACAGAGGCGGCGGCGGACGAAGATATTGAGGCTTTATCTGAAGACGATCAGGCATCTGAGGAGTATTCCGAGGATTCGTCAGAGGATGAGGAGTCAGAGTCTGTCGAGGCGGCTGAAGATAATGAGGACGAAGCTCCGGCGCTTGACTCTCTTGTCACCGTTAAAATTAACGGCAAGACGCAGAAAGTCACTCTAAAGGAAGCAATCGACGGTTATCAGAGGCGGGCCGATTACCAAGGCAAAACGCAAGCCCTTGCAGAGCAGCGGAAGGCGTTAGAAGCAGAAAGGCGGCAGTCGGAGGAATATCGGAACTATTACGCGCAGCAGCTTCAGGTCATGGACCAGCAATTGCAGCAAGTCTTGCCGCAAGAGCCCAACTGGGAGCAGCTACACCGTGATGATCCGATCAACTTTCCGATTATCGAGAAGCAATGGCGTGACTTAAAGGAACGCGCTGCATACACGCAAGCCGAACAGGCACGTTTATCAGCAATTGCATCTCAACAGGAGCAGGCACAGCTTCAACATCTTGTTTCCGAGGGACAAAAGTTCATCGTAGAGAAGATGCCAGAGTGGAAAGACGAAGCAAAGTGGAAGGCGGCGCGCAATCAACTTCGTGAGTACGGCCAAAAGGTTGGCTATACAGCAGAAGAATTGGCGCAGGCATATGATCCACGGGCTATCGTTCTTTTGGAGAAGGCTAGACGCTATGACGCCTTGCAGGCGAACAAGCCAAAGCCGCAACCCGCTGGCACAGGCCCAAAGCCTATGCGGGCAGGCAACATCTCCTCTAGCCCGCGCCAGTCTACTGAGCTTGCCAAGGTAAAACAGCGTCTCAAGTCATCCGGTAGCGTCAGTGACGCTGCTGCCCTTTTTGGAATGCTCGACACTAGGAGATAATCATGGCTTCTGTAACCAAAGTTACCACCTACGACAACGCCAACGCCAACCGCGAAGACCTGTCGAATATCATCTACGACATCTCGCCGGTTGATACGCCCTTCATGTCCAACATTGGTCGTGACACGGCATCGAACACCTACTTCGAGTGGCAGGTTGACGAACTGGCGGCTGCCGCCGCGAATGCTGCGATCGAAGGCGCTGACGCTGGCAATGCCGACTTCACCGCGACTGTCCGTGTTGCCAACTACACCCAGATCAGCCGTAAGGTCATCTCGGTCTCTGGCACTGCCGACACCGTAAACACTGCCGGTATGCGTACCGTCATGGCTTACGAGACCGCCAAGAAGGCAAAAGAGCTGAAGCGCGACATGGAGTTCATCCTTCTGTCGAATCAGGCTGGTGTTGCCGGTTCTGGCACCTCGACGGCTCGTAACACGGCTGGTCTGCCCACTTGGCTCATCAGCAACTCCGTTGCGAACTCCGCCGTGAAGCCCGAGATGTCCGGGTCTGACGGCAACGGTTATCCCGACACGGCTTGGACCAGCCTTTCTACCTCGACGGACGTTGCGTTCACGGAGACGATGCTGAAGACTGCCATTCAGAACGTCTGGGCTGAAGGCGGCGATCCGAAGATCCTGATGGTTGGCCCGTACAACAAGACGGTCGCTTCGACGTTTGCCGGTCTTGCTGAGCAGCGCGTCACCTACAACAACGCCAAGCCGCTGAAGATCATTGCGACGGCTGACGTGTATCTCTCGGACTTCGGCGAAGTCGCCATTGTTCCGAACCGCTTCCAGCCCGAGAACTTCGCGTTCGTGCTGGACCCGGAATACGCTTCGGTCTCGTACCTGCGTCCGTTCCGCACGTTCGACATCGCCAAGACCGGCGACTCGGACAAGAAGGAAATGGTCGTGGAGTACGGCCTCCGCATTAAGTCTGAAAAGGCTCATGCGGCTATCGCAAACCTTACGGTTTCGGCCTAATCTAAATAAATGGGCGGCGAAAGCCGCCCATTTATCTTAAGGAATGGGGATTATGAAAGAAGAATACGCTCCCGGTACGTTCAGTCTCGGAACTGATACATTCTCAGGAACAACGACAAAGATGCACATCACCCACGATGGCATCATGCACTTTGAGGACTCGGTAAGCATTGATGCGATTGCTGAGCAGGCCCGGCAGGAGCGGAATGAAGTATCTCGCACCTCAAAGTCTGGAGACATGGTTAAGGTCGCAAGCCTGCCGATGATGGTGTATCTTGATCTTGTTAAGCGTGGTATTGTTCGCGACAGAACAGAGATGAAGAAGTGGCTGGCCTCAGATGAGGCTCTTCCGTACAAAACACATTGGATGAAGAGCTGATGGCTACAATCACGAATTTTGCTACGCTACAGTCCACGATTGCAGATTATCTCAATCGGGCAGATTTAACGTCGCAAATTCAAACATTTATCCAGTTTGTCGAGGCCGACATCAACACCCGGCTGCGTTGCCGTGAGATGATAATCAGGGCCGAAGCAACGTCGTCTGCCGAGTTTGTCCAGCTTCCTGCTGATTGGCTTGAGGCTGTTAATCTTCAGATCGTTGGTGGAAAAAGTCCGCTTCGTTATATCACCCTTGATAAAGGCGACCAGATTAACGAGGCGAAGTCCTACACGGCCCCCAGCTTTTATTCTCTAATGAATGGCGCAATTGAGATCATACCTCCGCCAGCGGACGATATAGATATTGAGATGATCTATTACGGAAAAGTTCCTGCGCTGTCTGACTCGAACACATCTAACTGGTTGCTGGTTAAGGCTCCTGATATATACTTGTACGGCGCTCTTGTTCACGCTGCCCCGTATCTTATGGACGACGCCCGCACTCAGGTCTTCGGCCAAGTGTATCTTTCTCGCTTTGAGTCTTTGAATGAAGAGGCTCAAAAATCACTGCACAGCGGCTCTCCGCTTGTTGCTCGCACCCGGAGGGTTTACTGTGGCTGGCCTTACAAACTTTGGCGAAGACCTCGTCCTCGACTTCTTGTTTACCACTAATACGGCTACTCGCCCGACTTCTTGGTATGTTTCTCTGTATACCGTTGCCCCCGGCGAAGGTACGGCTGGGACTGAGGTTTCTGGCGGCTCTTATGCTCGCACATCTGCGACGTTTACGGTTTCTGGAACCGCGCCAACGCAGGCTGCAAACAGCGCTGCGGTTGAGTTTCCGACCGCCAGCGCATCTTGGGGCACGGTAGTCGCTGCTGGCATTATGGATGCTGCATCTGGTGGCAATCTTATCGCCTATGCTGATCTAACTACATCAAAAGCCATTGCTTCTGGCGACATCCTGCGGTTTAGCACAGGCACGCTTATCATCACCTTGGATTAAGGTTTTGCGCACAGCAGTTGTAAGCGCAGAAACTAATGAAGTTCTGAACGTCGTGGTGGCTGATGCCTCCCGCGACGTTGCCCCTGACGGCTGTTTTCTTGTCGATGTCGATCATTTTGTTTGCGCTGCCGGATGGGTATATGACCCAGTTGTAAACGATTTCTTCGACCCAAATCCGCCAGAGCCCTCTTCCGCAGAGGAGCCGGTAGATGGCAACTAAAACAGTCCTTCTCACGTCAGGCACGACGTGGACGACCCCTTCTGACCTAGACCAGACCGTTGACGCGACTGTCACAGTCATCGGCGGGGGTGGCTCTGGGCGCAAGGGTGTCACTGGCGCAAGTGCTGGCGCTGGCGGGGGTGGTGGCGGTGGGCTTTCACAAAGCTCATTAAACCTCAAGCCGAGTGTCACGGTTTATATTTCTGTCGGCTCGGGTGGCGTTACATCTACGTCGGCTGGCGGGCAAAACGGCGTAGCTGGTGGCGACACTTGGCTCAATTGGAACACGTCAACACGGGTTTCGGCAAATACTGCTCCGACCACAACCACAACAGGCGTCCTCGCTAAAGGTGGCGCAGGCGGAGGTGTACTCACGTCTGTCGGCGCCGCAGGCGGGGCGTCCGCGTCGGGAATCGGGGCCACAAAGTATTCCGGCGGCAACGGCGGCTTCATCAGTGTTGCAACCCGTGCGGGCGGTTCTGGTGGCGGGTCCGCTGCGCGCCTGACTGGCGACGGCTTTGCTGGCGGTACGCGAGGCAGCGCTTCTGGGTCCGGTGGCGCAGGTGGCGGTGGCGTAACCTCTGTTGGGTCAGCGTCCGGGGCCACGTCCGGTAGTGCTGGCGGTGCTGGCGGAACCAATTACATCTCTGGCGCAGGCGGAACGGCAGGTACTGCTGGTGGCGGCGCTGGTGGAGCTGGTTCTCAAGGTGGCGGTGGTGGCGGTGGTGGAGGCGTTTCTTCTGGTACTGCCGGAGCGGCTGGCGCTGGCGGGGCCGGAACGGAAGTTTCTATCACAGTAGGCGGGACTGCGGGTTCTGGTGGTGGCGGTGCGGGCGGTGGCTCCAACGCCTCGACGACTGGCACGCCGATAAAGGCCGGTAACGGAGCCTCTGGCGGACTTTATGGTGGTGGTGGTGGCGGATCTGGTTCAGGCCTCACGGACGGGGCGTTGGCTGGTTCCGGTGCTCAGGGTGCGGTCCTTGTAACCTACACTGTGACCGCGACAACGGAGGCTGACGCAACTGGATCATCCTCCACTTCTGGGAGCGCTGGGGCCGTCAAAATTTTGCCGGGTGCCGCTTCTGCGGGAAGTGCATCCGATGGATCGGTTACGCCTGCAATCGTAGTCATCTCAAGCGCTTCGGCCACGACCCAGTCGGACGCCTTTGCATTTGATTTTGAAAACGGTGATTACGGCTATGTGGATTATGGGTTAGGCGTCTATGGAGAAAGTTCTTTTATTGAGGCAGACGCTACTGGAGCCTCCACATCTGGAGCAACGTCAGCAGCAGTCCGCGTCATCTCAGCAGATGCCTCTGGCGCGTCTAGCTCTGACGGAAGTTCAGCAGCGTATGTAGCTACAACGGTTTCTGCTTCCGCTGGGTCCACATCCTTGATGGAGGCTTCCGCATCTTTAGTCGTCCAAGCGGGAGCGCTAATAGAAGTCTCCTCTTCCGTTGTAGCAACGGCGAATGTAGTTTATAGTTCCTCCTTAGATATAGGCATTGTATCTTCTGTATCTGCCGGAGCTACAGCTCGTTACAGTGTTCAGTTTGTTGCTCCCATTCTGTCTAATATGACGGCAAACGGGAGGTACTTGTGGGAAAAAGAGAGCGTCGCGGCGGAGTCGTGGACACAGCAATCTTCGACCGCAGCAGCTTGGGTTCCAAAAGTTGTCTCGCCAGAGACGTGGACAGTCAATTAGGAGGCTAATTTGGCCGACGCATTTACAGCCAATCTTAACCTTACCAAGCCAGAAGTTGGCGCGTCTCGCGACACTTGGGGCGGCAAGCTTAACAGCGATCTGGACACGCTTGACGCACTGTTTAATGCAGCGGGCACCGGCACGTCTGTCGGACTAAAGGTTGGGTCAGGAAAGACGCTGAACGCGACTGATGGCACTGTTTTAATCCCGGCTGTCGCCAGCCCTGCCCAAACGGCTGACGGCTCCATGGTGTGGGACAGCGATGACAATCTTTTGACGGTTGGCGATGGTTCGTCGCGCAAGGTTATGGTTGATACAACGACTGCCCAGACGTTGACTAACAAGACCCTGACGTCGCCGACAATGACTACACCTGCTCTTGGAACCCCAGCGTCTGGTGTACTTACAAACACGACTGGCCTTCCGTTGACCACTGGAGTCACCGGCTTGTTGCCTATTGCAAACGGCGGAACGAATGCAGCTACGGCAGCAGACGCAAGAACAAGTCTGGGGCTTGGGGATCTTGCAACCAAGTCAACAATTGTTTCTTCTGACATAACTGACGGAACAATCACGGCAACTGACATGGCCGAGGGGTCCGGCAGCTTCCGTAGCGTACCCCAGAGCGCTAAGACCGGCGCATATGTTCTTCTCGCCAGCGACAACGGGGATCACATTTCGATCACCACAGGCGGCGTTACGGTGCCATCTGGAGTGTTTGCTGCGGGCGACACGGTAACGATCTTCAACAACAGCGCCAGCAACCAGACGGTCACGCAGGGCGCATCAGTGACCATGTACCTTGTCGGCACGGCAACTACCGGCAACCGCACGCTTGCGCAGCGCGGCCTTTGCACGGTCCTGTGCGTGGCCTCCAACACGTTCGTAATCACCGGCGGAGGACTGACGTAATGTCTGTTCTCAATTTGCTGCTTGCTGCGAAAAAAAGCATTGTCTCGCAGTTTGTGGCCGCAGTGCACTTTACCACCCCTTTTGTTACGGCCTATCCTTGGTCGGTCGCGGGTTTTGGCACTAAGTTCGCTAATCCCGCTACACTTCCGACATCTACTGCGGTCAGTGTAGCTTTTACTCAATCTGGCGACGCAGTTGCCGTTGGTCACGCTACAAGCCCTTTTATTACAACCTACCCGTGGTCAGGTGCGGGGTTCGGAACAAAGTTTGCTAACCCGTCCACTTTGCCCGCAGGGTCAACTGGCTACGGCGTAGCCTTCAGTCCATCTGGCGACGCTGTTGCTGTTTCTCACAGCGTAAGTTCTTTTGTTTCCGCATACCCTTGGTCAGGTGCTGGATTTGGTACTAAGTTTGCCGACCCATCTACTCTACCGGCAGGTGATTCCCGTTCCATAGCCTTCAGCCCCTCTGGCGACGCTGTCGCTGTTGGACACGCCAATTCGCCTAACATTACGGCCTATCCTTGGTCTGGTTCGGGGTTTGGTACTAAGTTTGCCGATCCATCTACACTTCCAGTGGGGACGTGTTGGGGAACAGCATTTAGCCCCTCTGGCGACGCTATCGCAGTTAGCCACAATGCTTCCCCTTTCATTAGTGTCTATCCTTGGTCCGTGTCAGGGTTTGGAACAAAATTTTCTAATCCTTCCACTCTTCCGACAGGGGTTGGGGACGGCGTGGCCTTCAGTCCATCTGGAGACGCTGTTGCTGTTGCCCACGCCATTTCCCCCTTTATTACGGCTTACCCTTGGTCGGGTTCAGGGTTCGGCACTAAGTTCACCAATCCGGCCACACTTCCAACTGGGCTTGGATGGGGCGTAGCCTTTAGCCCTTCCGCAGACGCCATTGCTGTTGGGCACGAAGTCTCGCCCTTCATTACAACGTACCCGTGGTCGGGGTCAGGGTTCGGCACTAAGTTTACCAATCCGGCCACACTTCCGGCGGGTATTGTGCGCGGTGTAGCCTTCACACAAATCGTCTCTTAAAAAAGGAAAGACACAATGGACAACACAGTAGTACAGCCGACTCGCGAAGAGATCCTGAAGGCATCCTTGGACTCTCGCACCCAAGAAGTCATGCACTACCAGATCAATATCGACAACTACCGGATTGCATTGGAAGAAATCTCCAAAATGTCGGCTGACGACCAGTCCCTACTATCGGGCTTTTCGGATCAGCTACGCACGCTGATGGCGTCTGAAAAGATGGAGCAGATGAAGGCTCAAGTCATGCTGACGGTACTTAAGCAGCAGGTTATGTAGGCACACACGCTCTTGTCTTTGGTCTCGCAGGAAGGCATATAACCTATGAACAGTCACAACCAAGAGGCTGCAAAGCTAATAACTGACGGCCTTTCGGTTGTGACCGTTGTCGGCACTTTGGCTGGTCTGCTCCCAGCTATCGCTGCTTTGTTTACGATTATATGGACAGGCATTCGGATTTACGAAACAGCAACCGTACAACGCTGGCTGGGTAAATAGATGGCGACCACAGAAGAGAAGCAGGCAAAAATATCTGAGGATATGGCCGCGAGCGCCAGCAAGGGGGCCTTGGTCGAAAAGGTTGTCTTTGCAGGCGTCCCGATACTGTTCTCCTGCGTCGTCTATCTGATGAACAGCTTGTCGTCTGCCAATTCAGAAATCATCCAGCTAAAGTCCAAAATATCTGTTGTTGTCAGTTCAGAGAACAAGGCCATACCGCCACAGGGTACGACCATCGACATGGCTGTGATCCGCGAGCAACTGAACGACAAGATCGACAAAGTCGAACGAGACGCAGCACTGGCCAGAGCGGCTATGACCCTCGACCGCGAGAAGTCGATGGCCGCGATTGAGAAGGCTCGCCTTGAAATGACAGCCGACGCGGCGCAGGCGAGGTCGGCAATCCGATCAGATGCTGCTTTAGCCAGAGCATATCTTGAACAGAAGATTGTTCTGCTAGAGCGCGACCTTCAATCAATCAAAGGGAAGTAAGACATGAGGATGTCGGCAGCAGGTCTTGCAACGGTCAAGGAATTTGAAGGTCTTCGGCTTAAGGCATACAAGTGCCCTGCGGCTGTCTGGACGATTGGTTATGGTCATACCTCAGCCGCCGGGGCACCAGAAGTAACGCCTAAGCTTGAGGTCACAAAAGAAGAGTGCGAGGCTATCCTCAAGCGTGACATGAAACAGTACGAGGACGGCGTGAACAGGCTGGTCACTGTCAGCATCACTCAGGGTCAGTTCGATGCTCTGGTTGACTTTGCCTACAACGCTGGCGTCGGCGCACTGCAAAAGTCTACACTTCTCAAGAAGGTAAACGCTGGCAAGTTCGACGAAGTTCCCGCAGAGTTCATGAAATGGACCAAGGGCGGCGGCAAGGAGCTTCCGGGCTTGGTCCGTCGCCGCCGTGCCGAAGTGAAACTGTGGCGCGGTCTTGATGTTAAGGCTCCGGTTGTTACGTCTCAGGCTCGACTTTCCCCAGACCAGCCGCAGGCATCCAAATCAATCATCCAGTCTAAAGAAGCAAACGCAGCGGTGGCTGCGGGCGGCTTGGGTGCTGTGGCCGTTGTCCAAGAAGTGATGCCGATGGTGAAAGAGGGTGGCGACCTTTTAAGTTCACTCAGCCCGACTGTAATGATATTGTTCGTAATCATCGCGGCAGCAGGTGTTGTGTGGTACTTCCGCAAGCGGAGGTTGGACGAGGAGGGGTCATGATTGCCCTTCTTCTAACTCCGGTAGGAAAGTATCTTGCTGCTGCATTTGTGGTAGTGATGATATTTGGCTCTGCTTATGTTAAGATCAGAGCTGACGCTGTGCGAGAAGTGGTCGCGCAATCAACAACTGAGGCATTGAAGAGGACACAGGATGCGATTGCTGCTGGCGATTCCGTTGATGTTAGTCCTGAACGGCTGCTCGAAAATGATGGAAGTAGGCGCGACTAAGCCTGCTGCTTGTTCTGTATGGCGCGATGTTTCTTGGTCTACAAAAGATACCCGGCAAACCATTGTCGAGGTTAAGGTAAACAATGCGCGCCGACAAGGCTATTGCGAGGGTAAGTAATGCCTTTAGTCCCGATTGATGTTCCTCCCGGAGTCGTAAGGCGTGCCACGCCATTGCAGTCTGCCGGGCGCTATTGGGACTCCAACCTTATCCGCTGGCGCTCAGGCAAGCTGTTGCCGGTCGGAGGGTGGAGCAGAATTACATCATCTCCGCTTGATACGACGCCATATGCTATCTTTTCTTGGAAGACGAACAGCAGCGTTTCGCTAACCTTGATTGGCGGCGACACCAAGCTGTTCTCTCTTGAGGGCAGTGTCTACACGGATATAACTCCTGATGATTTTGTAACGCCTGCTGCTAGTCAGTTTGGTGGTTATGGAGCTTATGAATACGGCGCTCTGTTATACGGAGATGATACCGACCCAACCTATCCACGTCCGCCGTCTGCTCAGTTTCTGCTGCCTTTCTCTTGGACGATGGACACTTGGGGTAGCGATGTTTTGCTTGTTGCCTCCAGCGACGGCAGGCTTCTCCATTTTGAAGAGGGTGAGACCAAAGCCCATCAGGTCGGCGTTTCTGACATCACGACTGCCGTTCGCTCCTCAAACGTCATAACTATTACAACGCCTGAACATCATGGCTTCGCCAATGGCGATAGCGTTGTGATTGCTGGCGTTAGTGTTGGAAGTATGAATGGGACAGTCACCATAACGTCCGTCCCGACAGACACTACTTTTACTTATGCAAACTCCGGCACTGACACAACCGGAACTGGTGGGACGGCATCTACTCTTATTCCTTGCCCAACCAACAATCGTGGCGTCTTCGTGACTCCTGAGCGCTATGCCGTTTTGTTTGGTGCCGGAGGAAATACCCGTCGCGTTGCTTGGTCCAATCAGGAAGACTACACGAATTGGGACTTTGCCAACGTAACGACAACCGCCGGATTTCTTGATCTCGACACGTCAGATTCCATAATCATGGCCGCTGGCGTCAGAGAGGGAACTCTGATCTGGACGAACAATGAGGCGTGGATCATGCGCTACATTGGTCTTCCATTTGTCTACAGCATCGAGCGGATAGGCCAAGGCTGCGGGCTGATGGCTCCTCAGTCGTTTGCGACCTTTGCTGGCCGTTGCGTTTGGATGGGCAAGGAAGGATTTTGGATTTACGACGGTGGAGTTGCGAAGCCGTTGCCTTGCGATGTCGGGTCTTATATTTTCGAGTCGATTGACCCAAACTCCGGCGCTCTGTACTCGCACGGATCAGACAGTGGCATCTTCCCAGAGGCTTGGTTTTGGTACCCCGAGTTGGGGGAGTCCACCCCAAACAAGTATGCAATTTATAACTATGCCGAGGGTTGGTGGTCGATAGGCGAAATGGAGCGAACGGCTTCTTCGCCTGCTGGCATCTACACCTACCCTATTCTTGGGTCTAGCGATGGCAACCTGTACTTCCAAGAGGATGGGTGGACTGCCGCTGGCGTTCCGATCACGACTGACAGGTATGCTGAGACGGCTTCCATAAATGTCCTGAACGGCAATAGAATTGCTAATATCACTCGGGCCATTACGGACAGCGGATATAGCTACGACAACACGCAGCTTACCCTGTTCAGCACATTTGCTCCGCAGGGGGCCGAGACTTCTTTTGGACCCTACATTTCGCGCTCTGATGGGTATACAGATATGCGGGCTTCAGGTCGCGACTTCAGGGTCAAGATCGAGTCAACAAAAGATGAGGAATGGAGCATCGGAGCGATAAGGCTTGAGGTCAAACCCGGAGGGCAGAGATGAAGGCGAACCTTCCTCCTGCTCCAGACAGGTATGATTCGGCTTATCTTACGCGGGCCTTGTCTGAACTGGATCGCCTCATAGGCCTTAGCCTTTCCAAGTCAGAAGCTTCGTCTTCAGTTCTACTTCTCTCTCCGGGGGGCTTGGTGTATAAGGTAACGGTAGATGACAGTGGAACTCTAATTACGACTTCGGTGCCGCTTGGACAATCGGGAGCAACTTCTTTCTAAAATGGAAAAAGCGCTTCGCCTGTCTGGTGGAACGCATACCATAGAAGACGTAGTGGAGGCTCTCCGCGACGGGCAAATGCAAGCTTTCTGGAATGATACGTCTATTGTCATAACAGAGGTTGCCCATACCCCCAGAAGACAGTTTGTTAGTATCTTTCTGTCGGCTGGTGATCTTGACGGTGTAATGGCCCTGCATGACAAAATCTATGACTGGGCTGTTGAAAGCGGGTATGATTTTGCAAGGATACTTGTTCGCCCCGGCTTTTCGCGACTACTTGAACGCAAGGGCTGGAAAAAGCGTCAAACCGTAATGGAGCTAGAATTACATGGGCGGCAGCACTCCGGCAACAACAACGTCAATCAGCAAGACTGAGCTTCCTGCTTGGCTTGAAGATGTTACTAAGGAAAACCTTAAAAAGGCGACAGAAATTGCTGATCGCCCCTATGAGGCTTATGGCGGAGAGCTTACCGCTGGGTTCGCCCCTGAGCAGGAATCTGCCTTTAGCTATGCGATGTCAAATGTTGGCCGCGAAGATCCAGCATATTTGGCAGCCATCAATGCGGCAGGCGGAGTTGCTGGGTACACGCCGGGTACGGTGTCAGCAGGAAACTTTCTTAGTGGCAATGTAGATGCTTATATGAATCCCTACATTCAGAATGTAGAAGATCGAGCAATTGCCAACGCCCAGCGCTCCGCTCAGATGAACATCAATCAGCTTGGTGCAAGCGCAGCTCGTTCTGGCGGATTCGGTTCTCGTCTTGGGGTTGCTGAAGGAGTTGCCGCATCTGAAGCCGCTCGCGGAGTTGGGGACCTGTCTGCAAAGCTGCGCGCTGACGCATTCACTAACGCTTCTGGACTGATGACCAGCGACATGGATCGGGCTCTTAAAGCTGCTACAACCAATGTTGAGTCAGGGCTTTCTGGTGCCGGATTAAATCTCAAGGCAGCGGATGTTATGGGCGGGCTTGCTGATCGCTCTCTTAGCGCCAGACTTGCCGACACCGGAGTTATGTCAGCCGTTGGCGAGGAAAGGCGCGCACTGGCGCAAAGAAAGGCAGATGAGGAGTATGCTCGCTGGCTTGAGGAGCGCAATTACCCAGTTGAGGGTCTTAACCTTCGTCTTGCTGCAACTTCGGCTACGCCGTACGGAGAAACTAAAACAACGACTGGGCCGGGTGCTGCGCAGCCAAATGCTTTGATGACTGGCCTTGGAGCTGCGGCGAGCATTGCATCCGTGATCGGCGCTCTCTGATGATTACGACTGCGCTTCACTTCTCTGGTGGTAAAGATAGCTTGGCCTGCCTGTATATGTATCGCCATCGCTGGAAGGATATGTATGTCATCTGGGTCAATACAGGCTCTCTCTACCCCGAGATGCAGGCGTATATGGACAGGTGGAAGGCGATCCTTCCGCACTTCATTGAAGTTAAGACAGACCAGCCAAAGCAGGTAGTTGAGAATGGCTGGCCTGTTGACGTTCTGCCAGTAAACAGCATGCCTCTTGGTCGTGTTATTTCTGGCAACGATGGGCCTCTGATGCAGCCGTATACAAGTTGCTGCGCGACGAACATTTGGTTCCCACTGCATGAGGCCACGCTCAAGTTGGGTGTGACTGAGGTGATTAAGGGGCAGAGGGTTGAAGATGGGTTCAAATCTCTTGCTCGCAATGGAACCAAGTTTCAGGGCTTAACCTACATTATGCCCATTGAGGACTGGACCACTGACGAAGTGTTCTCGTACCTGAATATGATGGAAGTCGAGCTTCCTCCGGGGTATAATGATGGTGAGAAGACTGGCCGCGATTGCTGGGATTGCACTGCGTTCTTGGGCGACAACCAGCGCAGAATTGCCAACCTGCCTGAAGATCGAAAGAATGAGATCAAGCGCCGTCTTGGGATTATAAAGAAGTCCATAGACGATCAGTGGAATTGGGTGGATTGATGGTTGACTAC